CACGCGCCGCCGGCCGCCACGACATTCCCACTCGCATCAATGCTGACGCAATCGCCCGGCGTAAAGGCTCCGGTTACTGTCGCAAATTTAGTGGTGTTGCCGCTACTGCTACCTTGCGCAATCGCGCTTGCACCGTTGCCGATCAGTGGAAGGTTGGGCGTAAATGTCGCAGCTCCGGTTCCGCCATTGGGAACAGTCAGAACCCCGAGCACGGTGGATGTTCCTAGATCGACCGTGAAGCCTGCCCCAGTCGCCCCTGCCACAAGCGTTCCGGTGCCCGTGATGCCAGTGTAGGAGCCAGACAGTCGAGGGATAGGCAATATCCCGCTCGTGATGTTGGCGGCGTTCGTCGTATCCACTGTTGCGCTTGGAGCAAAGGGCGGATTGGCCAGCAACATCGGCTTTGCCTGAGCACGGGCGCCGGTCGGATTTCCCCACACGGAATTCCCGGGCAATACGGCAGATGACTGTGCGTATGTAGCAGTCGTACAAACTGCCGCAAGAATGGAAGCAAGAATAACCCTAAGCATCAGTCTATTCCTTTTATGTACCATCCGTTTATAGGCGATCCGGCGGGCCTAAGTCCCAATACTCCATAGTCGGCTTGAACTTTAGGTACGCCAGCATAGTAGAATATATCTCCTCCATTAAGAACTGGGGTTATGTTATTTGCTAGTGAATTTCCAAATATGTCTACCAAGGTAAGCGATACGCCGTTTTGGTTTGACAATGCCCACGAGGCAGCACTTGGCAACGTAACAGATACAGACGTTGTTCTAGTATCGACGCCTATCTCTACATCGGAATTTGTTGCAGCAATCGTCGGATTGGATGCTGCCATGCGGATGGGAGGGACATTTTGTGGAACAATATTAGAAATCAATGTAGCCAGAGACATCTTGAAGAATGTCTGTCGATTTGCATCAAACAACAATAAATAATCCGTTGGATAATCCTGTAGAGGCGGGATTTGCTGACCAATCACATTAAAGGAGAGCCCCGCCGTCCATATACCGTTCTTCTTAGTGATGGTAACAGGCGCCGTACTCGTCACGAGAGACGGGAAGGGAACCCCTGTATTGACCCGGATATTTGCTGGCAGCGTCATCGGCTGTTCCGATCAAAAGATGTTCGGATTGTATGGGTTAGCAGAGGCGTTCGCAATCGGCACCTTGCCTACGCCGCCATGGGCAACCGGGAGATTGGCAACGAACACCTGCCGGGTATTGACCGAGTCCGACATGATGAGCGCCGCCTGATAAGTGCCGCCACGCAGCTTTTGGAACGTCGCAGCCGGGATCAGGATTTGTATGATCCCCACATCGATGATCTGGATGCCAGTGCCGAGTTGAGCCTGCAAGATAGGCCCGTACTCATCAGGCACCCCGAAATCGAAATATGGCGTGTAGCCACCGGTCGTGAACCGGGGCCCAGTGCGCCTGATCTCGAAGTCGAACGTGCATCCGATCTGGACCGATAGCGCACCGTTGGACGAGGTGTAGGACAGCACATAGCCGGTGAGGAAATTCAGGCCGGTTGCCGTGTCCTGTATTCTGATGGGATCGCCGGCAGCGATGGCGAGCCCAGTCCCGACCGTCAGCGATAGCGCGGAAAGCTGGTTGCCAATCGGATAGACCGGGATAGTGATCGAGGTTGCCGACGTCGTGACAATCGCACCATCCGTCACCGTCCATGCCGCTGCTGTAAACGGCAACATATTTGCTACTGTGGTGAAATCCAGATCGACCGCCTGACCTGTGTCGTCATCAAAGATCGACACAGTCAAGAGACAGTCTTCTCTATTGCTGAACGTCTGAAGCTGGACAGGAAAGATGTACATCTCACAACCTATAATTTCATGTACCAGCTTCCGAGGATGAACGGGGACATATTGTTGTGCGGTGAATTGCTACCCACCCCACCTGTCAAGGAATCATTTGTACCTGGGGAACTTCCAACCCATCCAACTACAGAATTATTGGCACCAGTTGACGAAGTTATATTTGATAAAAGATTTCCTGGAGCACTGGAAAAATCTGTTCCGCCCGGCTGCCCTAACGCTGCCGCAGCAAATTGATGCGTATGCCCTGGATCAGAAAAATATACATTATGCTGATGAGCTGCCATCTCGGCTGTAGTAAGAACGTGATTTGCTTCGCCACCTGTCGCATTGGGAGTAATCGCTGTATCGCCGCTGCCGCTTGTCACGTTACCGGCAGGAAGACGCCCAGAGGCAGAAGCTCCCATGTCATCAAGCCCCCAGGGGGCTCTGCCACGCAAGTCTAGGACCGTAATTGTCTTGTTGGCATTGAAGTCACCCGCCGCTGTGCCGCCACGTCCTCCACTTACCGGACAGTGGGCGTTAGGACAGTTAACCCATAAATGCGTGAAAAGCTGTTGTGTATCCGCATTGGCGCGACCAGTAGCTCCAGACGAACCCGATCCAACCGTAAGACCATTGAGCTTGACCCATCCCGCTATCGTCTCGGACGTAGCCCGGAACTTGATGTCCCCGGTTGACGCAATCGTGGTCGGATCAATGCCGGAACCACCGCCGCCGCCACCGGAAGGGCCAATGACCAAAGTGGACGGCACATCGAATTGAACGATGCCGCTGGCATCTGTCAATCTGACGTGAATAGAACCATTAGCTAGATAAAATGGAGGAACTCTGCCATTGGCATCAAGAGACAAAGGCCATGGATTAAGAATTGTCAAAGCGGTGTCTTGAAAAGAATTCTGAGGGGTTGCCACCGTTCCAACTTGATAGAAATATAAAAGACCGCCAGAAAGTGGGGTTCCGCATGCTTGGCCGGTCGTACTGCACCCGGAAAACGAGAATTGTTGCGTGAGCATTACGTTTAGCGTGCCTTGCGCGCTTGCGAAGGACGCGCCAAGCAGATAGAAAAGCGCCAGAAGGGGAACCCGATTGATCAGCTTTTTAGCGTTCATTGCGGCGGCTCTCTATCTACTGGTTTCCTGGCTGGGTGATTGGATTTATGTCGTTCTGGGGATGGTGGTGGGCCTCTTCTTCCGCCATTATATAGTCCAACGCTGCTGCCGTACCGGCAGCGACCCGTCCGAACCCGATATCGTGCGCCGCGACCCTCGTCCCCACTTCCGTGCCATTACGCAGAGCGTTAAACAACTGCGGGGACCGGGCGACAGCGCGGACGCCTTTCCTGAACATCTCAGGGTTTGCCGCGGGGTCGGCAGCGAGCATTTCACCGATGGCCCGAAAGACTTTCGTGTCGACTTTATGAGCCCCATACCTGAGCCCGCCAGCGATGAGAGCCCCGCCGATGAGAGCTTTTGGGTCCCAGTCTTGCTCCTTGACTGCTTCAAAGGCACCGACAGCACCAACACCGAGTCCGCCAGCGACACCATGCCCACCACCAGTCTTGAGAGCTTGAATCATCTGTTGATATCGAGCGGTCTGACTATTCCCGAGAGCGTCTCTACTGCGCTGGGCGATGGTCTCAGCCCGCATGGCGACCTCGATTTCCTTGGCTCTGGCGGGACCAACGGCGATCTCAATCTTCTCCCGAGCCCGGGGAGTAGTGAAGAGCTTTTTGATAGTCCCAAGAGTGTTGGCTTGATTCATGGCGCCTTCCGCAAGCTTATCGGCAAATCCCCGCGCGAATAATTCGCGTTCCGCAGGGTTCATTGCCGCAAGCGCACGTCTGGCCTCGCGCGGATCAGCGTTCATCAAAATAAACTTCTCGCCAGCCTCGCTTGCATCTTGGGCCTTGAAGAAGGATGCCGCACCAGAACGAGCATCCTTGAACTCTGGAACCAGTTTATCTAGATCGTCCTTTAATCGCCGTTCTAGCCCCCCATATCGAGCTGCTTCCTGCATATTTCCGGCCCGTCTTGCTTCCTGCGCCTTTCCAGCCAATTCACGGGCTGCATAATCCCAAAATTGAAGATTTGGCTTTGCAGGAGGGTTCTTTGAACCAATCCCATCTATGACTTGCCAGTCTTTCCATTTCGTTTCTGCGGCGCGCATGGCATTGGCAATGGTTGGGGACTCTGTAATCTCTTTATCCAACGTGATTGAGCGATTTCCTATCGCATAGGCTCGTTCGTATCTCGGCCTATTGTATACTCGCGCTTGGCTTTCGAGGGTTTCCCGCTCTAGCGGAGCATCCAACCTTCCGCCCATGGCAGTATGGACAACATTTCGCATGCGCTCGGGGCGATCCTCTATCCGCCCAGCCGTCGCCACATCCAAAGCGCCTCGCGCGGCAGGCGAAAGATCGGATGCAGCACGGCCGACGTCACGTGTTGCCTGCCCGCCGACATCCATCCACGTAATCGGCAAACCGCTGCGTTGCGCAGCCTCATAAGTGGGTCTATCAATGCCTAATCCACCCGCAGAGGCGTCTTGTGTCATCGTCCCTAGAATAGTTCGGGCCGCTTCCGCTTCAGGATCGCGTGCGCCGCGGAAAACGTTGCCGACGCGCGATGCCACCTTGCCGGCGCCTTGCAACAATGCACCACCGGCGCCGCCGAGCACTCCGCCTGTTACCGCTCCCTTGCCCGCCTCCAATGGGATTTCGGATGCATCCTTGCCTTCGCCGATGGCCGTGCCAGCCCCATATAAACCACCGCTAATCGCCCCGGACTTCGCTGCCTGTCCTATCTTGCCGAGCGCCGAAACGCCTTTGAGGGCGCCAAAGCTGGGCGTGGCGAGGGCGCCGGCAACCTGTCCGCCAATGGACGCCGCTGGCTGTTGCTCAAAAGCCGATTGTTGTTCGGCTAGCGCGGCTTCACGGGCCTTGCGATACTCCTGCGTTGCCGGCCCCGTCTTGTCACCCGTGACAAGCCCTTTGGTGCCGCCGACATCGATGCCGAGCGCGGGCGCGATCAGATGCTCGTAGCCGAGCCTGCCGAGCCCCTTCAGCAGAGCTTCTAACTCAGCGTGAGGGTTTTCAAACCTTGCCTTCACATCCTTGTCGAGGCCGCCAGCGCCCATGATTCCGGCAATGGCCGGATATGCTCCGAACGTAATGCTCTCTAGCGCACCGCGGCCAGCCGCCTCGCCAGGGCCAATCTCGCGGGAGGGAGCTTCCTTCTTCGGTGGAGGCTTGTCAGAGTATGCCGCATACACGTCATCGTTCTCGGCTTTAGGAGGCGCAGGCGGTGCGTCAGAGTAGGCCGCATAGGGATCGCCGGCATCGACCGCGCCGCCCGGAGGGGCGGGCGTCATCGTATCGGGCCGAATTGTTACACTCGTGCCAATCGGCCGTCCTGTGACAGCGGAAAGTCCGGCCATCTAGCGCACCCACCTAATTTTTCCGTCTTCGGTGCGGATCGGATCGCCGGATTTTAAGCCTTGCTGCTTCTCCCAAGCTTTGGCCCTGACCGGATCGGCTGCTATGGCGCGAGGCAAGAACGGCGGCGCTACGAGGCGAGGATCGGCGAGTTCTTCCTTCGAAAACAGAGGATTTTGCTGGTAATATTGATCACGTATCTTGTCCCAATTGGCGTCAAGATAGCCGGGTCCTCTCGGATTAGACTTGTACTGCTGCGCCAAGCGCGCAATTTCCATATTATCGTTATGTGTGCGATAGAGCTCTTCCAGAAGATACCTCACCGTCGCAGGGCTTTGCTTTAGGCTTGCAATGCCTTTCTGCATGTTTTGCACTTCCGCCACACGCACGGGACCAGCACCGGAAGCCCCCATGGCCTTGATATCGTCAGTCAACATCTGACTGACAGTTTTATGCAATTCTTCTATTGAGTTCGCCGCGTTCGGATTACCGCCCAACGATACCGACCATTGTTTAAATCGTTCTACAATCTGCGATCCGGCGCCGGAAAAGAAATTAGGGTCGGACATCTGTACCCGCATACGGTCAATTTTGTCATTGCCCATTTTCCCGGTCTGCCCCAACATCTGCAAGCCGGGATAAGTCTTCTCACTGACCTTGATATCGCCTTCCTGAACTTGCCTTTGTAATTCGCGCGCCTGAACAACAGGATCTCGGTCCTTCTTTTGCTCTGGCGTGAATTTATATGCCTCGCCTAGTTGCTCGCGCATCTGTTTGGCGCGGGCTATATTAGACTCACCCAATGCTTTCAGATTATTAGCCAGAGTTGGCTTGCTCATCTGCCCTGCAGCAACAGAAGCCTTCAACTGGTTGTTTCCGGTATCTTCGAGCCTTTGAGCCTCTTGTACGGAAATTCCCGGCGCAAGACCTCGTTGCGGCTCGCCTCCAGCAAAGCGTTCTGCAAATCCACCTTGTGACGGCCCAGCCGCGCCAGAGACACCGCTGGCCGGCAATGGCCTCGCGGCATTACCGTTTACTTCTGCAGCGCTATTCTCAACGTTTGGCTGATTGGTTTCCTGATTTCCAATTTCCGGCCCAGCCGGCAACGCTGATCGGCTCAATGCGCGTTGCACTTGCTGCACTTGGCGCGGATTGAGCGGCGAACGTGGATCGATATTCAATTGCCGAGCAAGACTCTGAATGCTTGCTGAAGAAAATTCCGGTCCCCGAGAACCCAATGTTTCTGCTATGACTTGGTTGATGAGCGGCCCTTGACTGCCAGATGTATCTTGCGGTTGCGGTTGAAGATTGCTTGCTCCCGCAGCATTCGGGACATTGGATGGTCGACTAGGAGGCGCATAAGTGACACCATCACCGGCCCGCCGATCAGTTCCTCCAAGATACGATCCAACTTGCTTGCTGATCGCCAGATCGTTCAAGAATGGAATCATACCTTGTACAAATGGAAGGCCACCAATTTGAGCGCCGCGTGCAATGATTGCGTTAACATCAAGTTGTCCATCTTTCATCGGCAAGTTCGCCGGATCACGAAACATGTCCTCCATCTGGGTTTTGCGGAATTGCTCGCGGCCCTGCATGTACTGCTCAGGCAAGTCAGATAGAGCCTTCCCGAACTGAAAGCCTACCAACGGCGCCGCATAAGAGGCGCCACTAGGAGCATTTCCTACGCTGTAGTCGGGCATGTCAGTAAAGCCCCGGGTTCCCTTGTGGCGGCATCAGCGGCACCGGCCCGCCTGGACCAATGCCAGGGCCATAGGCCGGCACGTTGGCACCATTGGGCGGCACCATATTCTGCGGCCCCGGCTGACCGCCGCCAAACATCGCCCGCAGCCTCTCGCCGAGCCCCTGCATCTGCTGTTGCGCCATGTTGGGTTGCCCCGCCGTCGCGCCCTGAGGCCCCTGCGCTGGCGTTATGGGAGGCCGACTTACTTGCTGCGGCATCATCCCCTGCGCCATCTTCTGCCAGTCCATCATGGGACCAGCGTAATTAGGAGCCCCGACCGTCAGATATGGATTGGAGTTATCAGCCATCAGGGATTGTCCTTATCCAAACTTGCCGAACAGATTGGCACCCAGTCCTAGACCTCCAGCGACCGCGCCGAGCGCATTTGCGGAGGTGTTGTATCTCGCCAAATCAGCGTTGGCGTTTGCATTGCCGATGGAGGTATTAGCCCCGTAGGCGGCATTGCCTTGGTTGGTGAGATTGGCGTTGAGGGCAGTCCCGAGGCCTGTATCGACAGTCCCAATTCCTTGCGCTGCTGTGCTCGCCTGCCCCAGGAATGGCTGCAGCCGCGAGACATAATTCCCCCAATCGGTATTTGCCAACCCCTGACCAAATTTCAGAAGATCGAGATTGGTGTTGCCGGATGCGGCTTGACCAAGTTTTTCAGCGTTGGCATTGACAGCACCAATGCCCTGATCAAGCTGGAATTGATAACCCGGGCTCGTCTGGAATTGAGCTTGTGCCCGCGCAAGTCCTGCCGGGCCATTGGCGCCGGTCGCATCGGCGTATGCCTGCTGGCCGCCAGACGCTACATCATAATTTGCCTGAAACGGCTTCAACGCGGCTGAAAAGTTTGTCGTGAGCGCACCGCGGCCTTGCTGAGAGAGATCGGAAAGCTGGCCATAGCCGGCATTGATGCCAGCAGTTTGAGCGGCAGCGGCGTCCTGCGCGGGAGCGTTGGAGAAAATGTCTAATAAACTCATAGGTTGTATCCTTACTTCATCCGAGCGAATTCTCCATGAAGGCGAACGCGAGCATCATTCACTACTCTTGCTGCCTCTTCAATGGAACCAAACCTCCCAAGCTTAATTTGCCTATTTCCATCTGAAATATAGGAGCGCCATTTTTTATGTTGCTTATCCCACATAACTCCTTTGATTCCGCTTTTGTTATTAGAGCGCAATTTAGCATTCCAAAGATTTTGTCCGTTTGTCGCCTCTCTGAGATTGCTCCATCTCATATTTAAATTGTCGCCATCTGCGTGATCTATAAATTCCGCAGGATCACGTCCTGTCATCATCTTGAAGATCAACCGATTGGATGCATACTGTTGACGCCTGATCCCTACCACCAGATATCGATTGCTTCCGTCATGTCGACCTTTCGTCACCGTACCTGCTGTCTTCCCATTCAGTCGCCATGTAAGGCTTCCGTCCTCCTGATTATAATCAAGAAGCCGCAGGAGTTCCTCTTGAGACGGTAGTGCTCTAAACTTTCTTGCCATCACACCACGCGCACAAGCAACGCGGAGCCGTTCCGGTATAGTTGGCCGATGCCCACGCCGGCGGCGGCCGCAGCCGCATCGTTAACAGCCTGCGTCAACTGTATAGGATTGCCCACCTGATTGCTAGCCAACGCCCCCAGGAGCGCGTCGATCACTTGCATGTACTGGGCAAACACTTGGCTCGGCGTGCCGTCGCGATTGACGTAGGCGATGTTCGGGCCCGGTAATGTGATCCGTTTGATTGCCATCAGATGCCCACATCCCTGCTGTCGGCCGCCATCGTGCCCTTCAGGAATGCCGTGTAGACTGGATCGCTGACATCAAGCCGCCAGCGGCATCCGGCGGGACCGGCAAGCCCCATCGACTTGACGGCGACCCGCATCCTCTGCGTCTTTGCCTGTTGACCCAACTGGCGGATCAGCGGATTACCCCACCGCACACCGCCGTCCTTGGAAAGCGACACCGCAACCACCGGATTGATGATGTTCGGCGGCGCCGTCACGTCGACCACCGTTCCGCCAGACGTCCAGGCATGAACGAACAGCGTGCCCTGCAGATCGATATGGCTCGCATCGATCACCGTGATGAGATGAGTCCCATTGGCTTCCGTAGTGCCACCTACGCCAGACACGTTCACGGTGTCATTGGTGCTCATCTGCTGCGTATTGAATACAGTCAGTCTCACCACGCCGCCCGGGCCTGCGGCCGCTCCCATAACCGACGTCTGAATATTGGCAACCGCCTGACCTACGCCTGTGTCGAACAGGAAGTCAGCCCTCGCAATGCGCAACTGATTGGGAAACGCAGTGACGGCGCCGCTTTCGATGCGGACCAATTGAACATTCCCGTTCTCGGTGTAATTTGTTCTGTCAAGCCAAAGCAGATCACCGCTTTGATTGCTCCCCATCAGCCATTTGCCGAATGCCGGATGGCCCCCATCACAGCGCCAGCGCCCAAAATTTCCAGTCGCAGCAATAAGCGACCAACGCTCGTTCCATTTTTGCGTCGTCAGATTGAATTCCCACGTCCACAGCGGCGATGCCAGCACCCAAAACTTGTTACCAGCAAAAGCGTAGCACGATGCCTCAAGAATGTGTCCGGCCCTAACTTCGATCTCGATCAGTTTCTCCAGATCAGGCGGCGATACCTTCTGAGGCTGAAAGCTGCCAGGCGCTGCGAGATATACGCCGAAGTCCTGAGCTGCCCACATCAGCATGGAGAACCCGGTTTCCCATCCCGCAATGGCGTTCGGCTGCACCAAGCCATACTCGAGCACGAGCAGGCGAGAATATGGGAACGCCGGCGCCACGTTCGCGGCGTCCTGCCATATCTCGCACCCACCTGTCGTAAATAGCCACAACAGCCCAGAATAGGCGATGCCGCGCAATAGCGTCACATCCGATTTGGACTGCGCTGTGATGAACGTCTGCGTATTGATCGTACCGACAGAATTCAACGGCGAGGCAAAGCACCGGCCGTCGCCAATCGTGTAGAAGAAATACCCATCCTGGAAGCACACGCTATTGGGCTGCGACAAATTGCCGCCACCGTTATATGACGCAGGCGCCGATGGAACACCGGCCGTCGTCAACAGAAATGCGCCGTTGTCGATGTCGACCGCCACCACATCGGGAGATGGTTTTTGATTATGCGCGATCGATACATGCTGCGTTCCAGCCATCGGCCCCAGCGAGGTCATCACGCCCGCGCTTGATGCCGTGTAGACGTTTGCCCACACTTCAAATGTAAGATTGTTCACCAGCAAGCCACCGCGGTAGCTGCCGGCCGCCTCAGACGTCACACCAAACAGAGACAGACCCGGAGATCGACGCCAGACCTGTTCTGCCGGGCCCGTCTTACGCGACGCTTCACCGAGCGGCTCCGCATAGCAATTGATGAGGCGGCCGCCGCTCTCCTGCGGGTTGGCCCCAGGAAATGTCGAGAGGGGGAACGGGATCGCAACCGGGGAGCCCGTGTCCGCCATGTCAGAAATACTCCACCCTCAACACTTCGCCCGTGGGCCGACCGCGGTTCATCTGCTTGAGCGAGCGTGCCGCCGCGCCGCCGCCGACCGGCACTCCCGCAGCGCCACCAAGCCCCTTGTTCACCATGTCGGCAAGCCCTGTCCCGTTCTGGCCGAACTTCTCCGCACACTCGCCGGCCACGATATCGGCCAAGTCGGAGAACCACGCGCCAGGAATATTATTGATATCCGGCACGTAGACGATATCGAGCCCGGCCAGCTTGCGGACGATGGAGTCGAGCTTCTCGGTGACATAAAGAGCATCCTCAGGATCGGTTGGCTGGCCGGCCGACTTGACGCCGAGATTGGCCAACGTCTCGTCGACCAGCTCGGCCTGCGTCCGATAGGGGGATGTTGCGGGCATCGGTTATGCTGCGTCCTTCACCTGATCCTTGCGCGCCTCGAGGAACGGCGTCAGATAGGCGATGTCCTTCTGCGCGCAGCCACATCGATCACGTAGTTCCTGCTCGCCGTCCCACCGCTGCACGATCTGCTCATGGGACGTGCTCTCGCGTATCCAGCGCAGCGCATAGCCGCGGTACTTGTCGGCATCGTCGGGCAGGCGCGCCGAGGCCGACTTGCGCGGCGGACGCACGCCATCGACTGAAAATGACGGATTGGTCCGAAGAATCTCGACCATCGACTTCTTCGTCTCGACGCCGCGCGATTGCAGCGTGCCATCCGGCAAAAAATACTCTTTCCGCTCTGGATACGAGATCGTCTTGCTCAACGGCAGGATGACCGGCACGTTCGCCTTGAACTCGATGCCATTCATGGTCATCTTGCCCGGATCGCCATCCTCTGGATGCCAGATCACTCTCGCGGTTCCGGTAGGCGCTACTGCCTCGGTCTTCACGTCTTCTTTAGCCATGCTTGGTTCCTTCAGTTGAATTGGGCGCGACGGTCGACTCGGAGGGCCCAAATCGACCGCCGCTTTACGATGATCCTTCGGTGCCGCCCGGAGGGGCCATCGCAATGTGAATTATGCAGCGGCAGCAAGTTTCGAGCGCAGCAAGTACCCCTCCAATGCCCAAATCTGCTTGCGAGCATCCTCTCGCGCAATCTTTCCACCGAGTTCAGCATCGTAGTTTTCGGGGCTTGCGCACGCACTCTTGCCAATAATGGTGTAGCCGTTTCTGAGCGTCAGAACGCAGATAGTGAGGCACTTCAGGGATTCACTATAAGGCATCGCGAATAGTTCAGACGCGCGCCCCCAACACTCGGCGGCAATCTGCGCATTAATATGATCCGGCGTCAGGCGAGGTGCGGTCTTACCCTTCGCCTGGATTTCCTTCTCGATCTCTTGTTCATCTCTGGACATTTGCTCTTCCTCTTCGGGGATACTCGGAACCGCCGAGCGCGGATTTCTATGAAATTGATGCGGCGCGCCAGTCATTGTTGGTCTGATCTCGAATAAACACACCGGCTTGTCCGGTTGTCAATGCAAGCGCCGTATTTGCCGAACCGTTGATGCTGCCACCAACAAACGGGAACACCTCGATAGTGACCGCCGTATCGTTGAGCACCCAGTGCATCTCTTCCGCACATCCCGTGAGGATATCCGGCAGGATAACGCTTCCGCTCGCGGTTCCCTTTGTCACCCGCGTTACATCGGTCTTGATCGCCGTGGCCGCAGCCTGCGCATTCGCCGTGCTCGTTGTCACGTTGTCATCCAGATTGTGCTGCTTCTTTCCAAGATGATCCATCAGTGACAGAATCACAACCGTAGTCATGGTGATTTCCTCTCAATAGAGATTGGCGACGGGACCAAGCGCAGTCGTGAACGTCGTCGGAGCCGTGATGGTGGTAAATCCTGTCGCATATACCTGAGTAACCTGCTTCGCCACTCCGCACGATCCCTGCGTAAGAGTGTTCGGACGTACCGTGTTGTTATCATAGAACACCGTCACATAATAGGTTGCAGGACCAACCGCCGCATATGTCCCGGTGAAAGGCACAAGCTGATATTGCGTCGTACCGGACATAGCCGTCGAGCCGGACGTTGCCACGATAGCGCCAGCGCTGTTGGCAAGGCCTACCTTCATGTTCCCGGAAATGGTCGCACTGTTGAAGACCGCAACACCCGTCACAGTGACATTGGCAGGAACCATTACCTCGGCAATGTAGACTTCCGTGTTGACCGGCGTTTGCGCCGTATAAGCCACCATCGACGGATTGCCGCCGCACGTCGATATGTTCCGCGGCGAAAGCGTAAAGCCGCCGGCTGGCGATTGACCTAGCAGCGACGCCGCAGCCTTCCACAGCGTAAATGTCGTGAAGTTCGAGGCGCCATTCTGACCGCGATAAAGCGGAACCAAGTCAGAGCCCGCAGGACTGACGATGTTATTGTTGACGTTCTGCGTAACAAGACTGCCAAGATCGGTCGTAACCGATTGACCCATCAGAACAAAGCCGGCAAACGCGGCGCAAGCAGCTATCGATAAGCTACGTTTCATTGGTTATCTCCGGCTTAGAATGAAGCCCGGGGCCAAAGGCCCCAGGCTGTTCTTGTGCGCTCAGCACGCGCCGGCGGTAGCGCCGACCGCAACCGGAGCGCAGGTGCCGTCATTCGGAGCAATATATTCAATGACGAATATAGCTTGCCCCGTGGTGCCGTTCGAAGCGTTGGCGCCTGATGTGTAGACTACATACACATCAAAACCACCCATGGCTCCAGTCTGGGCAGTGCTGTTGCCAGTCACAGCCAGACCAATCCCGGCGAACGTGCCAGCGCCACAGGAAGTGCCGCAGTAGACATATGGAGCAGTTCCTGTCGTGGCCCCAGTAAACACATTGACTGCACCCAGAATGGTCGCCCCGGTTGCGGTCGTGCTGAGGCCAAGCGTGGCCGATGTCGTCGGATTGAAGACCGTGATCAAGTCCATGATTACAGTCTTCAAGAACGCATTATACGGAACCGCTCCTACCTTGATCGAGCAAACCGCAGCAGCAGCCGGCATGGGGCATGAGTTGTAGTTGAACGTGAACCTCAAATAGTGCGTCTGCTGCGTGTTGAATTGCCTCGGAGGGAAGCTCCGCGGAGCGATGACCTGTGCAAACGTCGGAATGATGAACGCCGTCGATGCAGCAGCAAGTGTGAACAGAAAGAGCCCTACGGCTCCTACTAGATTACGAAAGATAGTGCGCATGGTGTTGACCTTTCGATGGATGGGGTTGACAAATAAGCCAGTAGAGGTGCTTAAGTGTCTGCGGCGGAAGCGAAAAATCCTGTAAACTTGCCCCAATCCTTATAGTTGCCCGCGGGATTGAGCTTGGCGATCGTCTTGAGGCCGTACGCCATCATCACACCAACGCCCCGGAAGAACTGATAGTCGTCTTCCTTCAGGAATGTCGGCTGCGGCATGCGTCCCCAGCACCATGCCATGGCGGACTGGCCGCACATAAACACCGGGGCCACTTGGATCGATGATCCGCCGGCCGTCACGTAGAAGGTCGGCAAGCGAACATCCATCTCGGGGATTTCCCGGATGATGATGCCGTTGTAGAGCAGATCGCCATCCTGGAACAACGGGTTCTTATCGAGCCCATCGCCCTCACGGGGACGAGCCTGCGTATTGGCGTTGATGATAGTGGTGTCAGACTGTAGGTCGCGAAAGCAGTTAGGCCCCGCAAACACCACGAAGTACTCCCGTCCGTTCTTCAGTTTGTACGGACGGATGCGTGGATTGGCCTTCTTGGCCTGCCGCTTCATCTTGAGCAAAGCCGCGGCCGAAAGCGTCATGCCAGACGTGATATTGCCCATAGCGGTGGCAAACACCGTCGAGATGTTGCCGGTCGATCCGCCAATGAGAACACGATCCGCATTATCCACAATCCAGGTGTTGCGCTGCGCAGCCGTGGCAGCATCGAACAGAACGCCATTGACACGCTGTCCGAAATTGCTTCCAAGCCCGACCGGAGCGGTGCTGGCCACCGGAACCGCATAAAACGCGTCGATAATCTCGTCGCGCTGAAGCTCCTTGCCCCAATCTTCCAAGAGCGGCCTCGCCTGGCCGAACAGGTCAATCGAGCTCTTCTGCTCTTCTGACTTCGGAATTTTGACGGCGTTACGCGCCCAGTCGATCCAGGCCCGGTCGCCGTAGTTGTCGATCGCCTCCTCGTTGCCGACCAGAGTCCCGGTCGAGATCGCCTGTGCCTTGAGGCGAGCAATGAGCGGGATGTTGATCTGTTCGCCGCCATTCTTCAGGTCGTTAATAACCCGAATAATGGCAGTCATTTCAGTCCCGATGTAGGGACTGAAGAGGTTCTGACGAATGTATTCCCGTGTCACTTCCTTTCGGAAGACGATGAGTTTGTTGTTTACTGCAACAGTGGTCAAAGCCATGTCCCAACTCCTTTGGGGTCATGGCTGATCGCAATCTTTATCGGCAGTCGGAAAGCATCAGCCTTCTAGCGACGTGTCCCGTAGTCGAAGATGCTCCGCTCGGAACCGTCTTGCATTTCTGGGTCTGCGTTGCGCTGGACATTCGAGCCCGTGGCGCTGTTAAGGGATGGTAGACGCTGTGCTGGCCTGATTTCATGGCGTGGTTGCATTCGCCCGTTGCCGTTCTGCGGAGCGCGCGATTGCTGCCGCTGCTGGACACGTGGAGCGAGCTGTTCAAACACCTGAGCGCGATACTCTTCACCACCGTTGCGATCCCACCAATCGAACATCGCTTTGGATGGGTCGGGCGCGGTGTAGATGCCCTGCACCAACGACTGGTTCCTCGGGTCGCGAGGATCAAGCCTCGTCAGAGCATTGTACGCAGCCTGGAACTCGAAGGCGCGTTCGCCTTGGGCCGCCGCGGACAGGTTCTGATCCACTCGCTGCATTTCCCGTTGCTGCTGCACTTGCTGGAACGCAGCAAAACGCTCCTCGATCCTAGATGACGCCCTGCGCTCGGCCTGCTCGAGAACCCATTGCTCGTACTTATCGGGTTCCGCGAACATGTCGGGCTTGGGCGGTGGCGGCGCCTCCGCTTGACGCGGCGGTGGTGCATTGACACGAGCAGAGAGTTCAGCGACCCGACCGTTGTATTCGGCAATCTGGCGTTCCAACGCTTGCACGCGCTGTTCGGCCTCGGTCGCCCGTTGACGTTCTTGTCGCAGTCTGGACGGAGGAACTGCCGGCTCGCGGTCTCGGGACTGGCCACGCTGATCGCGCGGTTGCTCCTCGCCCTCTTCGCCCTCATCCTCGCCCGCGGCCTCTTCGGTTCCGGCTTCTTCGCCTTCCTCGTCTTCGGCCGCCTCTTTGTCCTCGCCCTCGGCTTCCTCTTCAGCCTCGTCGTCGCCCTCCGCTTCGACTTCGCCTTCAAGGCCATCGCCCATATCCTCGAGCGATGTGTCGCCGTCATTGTCCAACTCATCGTCGCCCATCGCGTCGTTGAAGATTTCATCCTCAGTCGCCGCGACGGCCGCGTTGAGCGTGGACTGGTATTCGCGCTCCGATGCTTCCGCCTTATCAGCGGATGCTTGCTTTGTTGCCATGTAACCCAACCTCTCACTGCTCCCGGTATCGTCGGGACTACGACTGCCCCGTATCGTGAGGCGAACGACGCCCGTTAATGCCGGCGGCGCATTGCTCGATATCGCTCGGAGCCAGCGGGCGAGATGTAGGGAGGTCTCGCAACCTCACGCCGCTTTCGTGCGGCGCCAACGAATCATTCCTGACGACGCAATGAGGATGGCAAATTTGCCTCTTCCTCGGGCCCCAATTTCCTATTCTCGTCCAAATAGGCCATCTCGATATAGTTCTCACGGGTTACCGGGATGCCGTAGCGCTTCATCAGAGCCAGCACCGGGTCGGAACCATGACGGGTTGCGGATGCCCCCTGCGAGGTCGTGGATGGCTTCCCGGGTGTCATTGAGGTTCGCCCTTCCGTCGCGATATTGCCTCCAGATGGCATCTATCTTAGCATTGTTGGCTGCACTCTTAAAGGTGTCAGGAAACATCCCACGGATGGCTTCCCATGTGATCGACTGCATCTGTCTCGGCAGCAGCCCACGTTCTGCCGCGGCCCTGCGGTAGGCCTCGGCATAGAGCGGATAAGTACCTTGGATGCCGGTATTAGCCGAGCCGCCCGCGGATGGAAGTCCGGCGCCGGGATAATTCGCAAAATTATGAGCAACCTCAAGCGAATCTCCTGATAACGGGCGTAGTAATCCCGCCGCGACGGCATGAGTGTCGATGGTTACATCACCGCGGGGCGAATTCGGATCGAGTAGATTGTTGTAAAAATTACGCACTTTGTGCTTCTCGCCCATCAACTTGCTAACCCCCTCGGGGTCGTTCTGGATGGACCGGATAGCCTTGCTTATTTCAGTCAGCGACCCCCACCCTGCCTTGGACTCGCTGCCTGGCAGCCCTGCCTTTACCTGTTTGCCGGTTGGTTGATTGGTCATCATCTCGCCGAACCCGCCCTCAGGCGTTACCAATGGGTAGGACGGCGAATTGTGTGCCTGATCGTGCAGGCGCACCCATAAAGCCTTCAGACCAGCCTTTTCTGCGCCAGTTGCATCCATCTTGTCGATGTCGCCGAGGCTACGTCCCTTGATGTCGTTGAACATTCCTTGGTATTTTGGCTTGTTCAAAGACGGGAGAGAACGGAACGTTTTAACCATCTCAGGCGTCATCGTAGCTCCTTGGTACCAATTCTCGCCGCTGCCCTTGAGAGTATGCAAGACACGATTGGCGAGCGAGACATTTTGATACCAGTCCTTCTGCGGCGACAATGCCGCAAGCGCGCCGGCCGCAGCTGAGTCGCTGACGTCATATTTCTTGGCCCAGTCTTTTACGATCTTATTGCCTCCCTCGTACCAGAGTTGGCTGCGCGCCGCTACCTCAGACGGCACCTGATCATGAAGCCACAGCAGGTTGTCCTTGACATGATCGATGAACGCCTCCGATACAGTATCCGCGTCCTTCTTGATGATCTTCTTGGGCAAATTTGGGTAGTTCCGAACCAGATCGACGTTCTTGTCGTGAAGTTCCGGCGTCGCCCGCAATGAGTCCATGTCGACAATGCGTGGCGCTCCAGGCTCGCCGACGGCGATCTCGTTCTTTCCGGTCGGCAATCGGGTGTCGATCCAGTCTGGATGCGCCTCAGCCGCCGCTTCAGCCTTACGCGACGCAGGACGTGCCATCGCCCTCCCGCCGGCCATCCCCAGAGCTCCGCGCTCCGCCGCTAGCATGCCGCCGCCGGGCACCAGCGCAGCCATGTCACCCAGACGCCCCATGCCCTCAGGGCTATTGGGGTCGACATCGCCCTTGTATACATCTCGTGGTAGTGTCAGACCGCTGCGGATGGTATCCGCTATCCGGCCAGGCCATGTCGCAATGCGGTTGAGAACCGGAGCAAAACGGGATTGCCGCTCCGGCTGGTGCGTCATCGACGCCGCCAGTTCAGCGTCCGGCGATGCGGCGGACTGTTGCTGTGCAAGGCCCAGCCAATTGTTGATAGGCCTCGCAAAATTGGGCGTCGGAAAGTCAAACCGATCATCGGGCACGTCATGTCACCTACCAATGATAGGCCGTGATCCGGTGCGGAGCCGTCGCCGCAATCCAACTGACCGACGTCGTCAACGGGCCAGGGCAAGCGATGGCCTGACCGGCCGGTATCGGAATGGATGTACCACCAGACGCAGCAACAGCCGCCACGCCCGTGAAGTCCACCCATATCTCCTCCGAAGCACCGATGTTCTGATCGGCCGCAGTTGATGGGTTGATGATGGCGCATGACCGCGTGACCTCGCCGCGGGCAAATAACGGCTGAGCTGTCGCGTTTACCCCCAAGATCGCCGGCGTGCCCGACACCCCAGACGGGACCGGAGTGACGGGAACCTGCGCCAGAGCCGCGGCAACCCATGCCAGAAGAACAAAGGCAACCGCTATCCCGGATCGTCTCATCATCATATTCTGGCCTCCGATTGCTTCGGCTTGCTCTTGATCGCCTGCCGCCGTGCGGCGTGCTCGGCCTGCCGCGTTTCATGCTGCGCCGCTAATTCACGCATCTTGTAGGCGTGATCAGCCGCGGCCTGCGCCATTTCCATCCTGATCTGCTCGCGCTCGGCCTGCGCCTTCTCGCGCTGTAGCTGGGCGTCCTGCTGCCGGGCAAGCGCGTCCTGCTGCGCATTGGTGATCTCGGCCTGGGCCGCCATGTGGGCAACCGCAGTTTCGGCTTGGCTCTTCTGTTGGGCCGCCTGGGCGTCAATCTGCGCCTTCTGGATGTCGATTTGGCCCTTCTGCTGGGCCGTCTGCGCCTGCACCATAGCAGCCTGCATCTTCGGATCGGGCTTCTGCTGCTGCGAAGCCGCCGCCAACTTCTGCTCGATATTCTTCTTGAATGTGCTCGGCAACGGCATGAATTCCAGCTTGATCTGCCACGGAATGGTCGGATCGTCCTTGATCGAATTGTACGTGTCCTGCATTAAGTTTTCAACGTCCGGTCCCTCGTCCATCGTAATCTCGACGTTGAGATTGCCGATGAAATTGATAAGGGTCGGCTGTCCCCACTCATCAAGAATGGGCTGTCCCCATTCATCCCGGTCAATGCCATTGATCTGTAGAAATTGCGCAAAGTTCTGGTTGTCGCTAATTCTGAGATATCGTTCCTTAGTCCATGTCCGCTGCGTAATGTTCCAGATCGCCTTGTAAACCCTAATCTTCCAGGCCCGATAGTTGCGCAGAAACGTCCCCAGCTCGGCAATGCCGGCCTTCTGCAGCAGATTGATCGCCACCCCCGAGTGCGTATCGACCTCCTGGCCCATCAATGCCGGATTGATGTTCACGAAGCTGTCGATCTCCTGCCGGGCGTCCTGCATCAGCGCAAGCTGCTGCGCCAGATCAGCCGCAGTGTCGTCAGGCTTCGGAGGATCAAACCCCATATTGAACTCGACATAGCCGTCAGGCCGCGCGTACTCCCGGCGCGCCGTCTCGACGCTGTCGACCGCGCCCTTCTGCGCAATCAACCGCGTCACGTTCGACATGAACAACGCCTTCGAACGTCGCTGGTTGAGCTCGTCCTGCGGGCCCTTCAAATTACGTACAAACCCGTATCTATCGCCGTCATGGTCGACCGCGGCCGAGAACATGATGAACCGCGACATCGGCTTGTTGCGTTCGTCCAGGAACGGCGACACGCCCTGCGCCAGCAGGATCATTGAGCAATAGAACGCCCAGTACCACTTGCCCTTATGCCGATACCAATGTTCGACGAGCCGCAGCCGCTTTTCATTGACGTATATCCACTTGAACTCGATATCCGCATGCGTCGTCAGGTCAAAGCCCGTCTCAACCATGAGCGTGCGGAGCTCTTCCTCACGATCCGGGAAAAGCTCAATCGCGGCCTCAACATCAAGCCACTTCGCCAGCCCATGATAACGGCAATCCGAAAAATCCGGCTTACGGGAACGAGGATCGTAAAACCAGTCATCCCCGTAGACGAAATCCATGCCCACGTCCGGGTCTTCATGGTCGCCCTCAATCAGCTTCAGCTCGACGCCGCCGATGCCCTCAATCCCCGCTTGGCCGGCGCAGTACGGATCGAGGAACTGCCACTCATTGCCCTCAAGAACCGAGCGCACCGCCTGCGTCGCAATCTCGGCCCCGTCCGCATTCCTCGGATTCTTCGGATACGCCTTCGGGTCCTGCCGAAGCCGCTGCACCATACCAACGATGCTGTCGATCTTGCGATTGATCCGGTTGAACGTGATAATAGGCTGGCGGCGCTTGCGGAGGATTTCTATTTCCTCGGGTGACCATTGAGCTCCGTGATAGAGGTGACGTGAATTTTTTTGTTCTTCGTACTCAGGAGTCTTCGCGGTTAAGTAGTCGAGATATTGCTGACGCAACCTAGAGACGGGCCAGAAGCCCTCTTCTGAACTGCTGAAGTCGTAATCGTCGTAGGACTCAGTCGTCCATGTCCTTCCTAATGTGCCGTCCGCTGAACTGACCTGGGGCATCTATCGCCTCACACAATAAGGCTGCGACTTCATCGTGCCCCTTGGCGCCTTTGGCGCAATTACACGATGGACACAATAATTGGATATTAGATGGCCAATTCGAACCACCCCGAGCCAATGCAACAATATGGTCTGCGTGATATTTTGCACCCAATTCCTTACGGCAATAAATACAGCAGCCATGTTGGCGCTGAAATATCTCTTGAAGATCAGATGCAGTGTATCGTCCTTCAGCATTTCTGACCCTTGCTCGACGCCGAGCCCTGCTTGCGCGTAAGAAATCTGGATTGTTGATCCGCCATTTCTCAAGCGATTCTAAATGTAAATCGGGATTGGCGTCTTTCCATTTCTCTCTGGATTCCCGCAATTTCTCTTTATTGAGTTCAGACCATTTTTTACGCGTCTCTTGGTGGCGTTCTTTGTTTCTCTCAATCCATTCCTTAGTCCATTTTAGCTTTTTCTCAGGATGCTTCTCTCGAAAGCGTCGATCAGCCTCTCGTGCCTTCTCTGGATTGTCCCGTCGCCACTCTCGCTTCTTCGATCTTGCCTTCTCAGGATCTGCCTCATGTCGCCGTTGGGCACCTGCATTGACTTTGTCTCGGTTTTCCAAATGCCATCGATTGACATTCTCTCGCTGGCAAACAATGCATGGACCACAAACCCAGCGCTCTGCTATGTGCCCTCTTTTGCACGGCTTCCCTGTGAAGTACCGCTTGAGCCCGAGCCGCTTGGCTTGTGCCCGTGTGACAATATGTCTATCTTCCGCCTCAGTCATGTCGGGTGCTCGTTCCACTCGATGTGGTCAGGGGCGATGGGGGCGCCGCATGCAACCCCGTCGCCCCGTTGTTTTATCCTGCTTCGCCCTGCCGGGCAATTGGCGTTTTTACGAGACGGCCATCCTTATCTCTGACCCATCCGTCAAGCTCCAATGCCATTCTTACACAATGGTCTCCTTTGCAAAGGTTGACCATGGTGCATCTTCCATACGGACATTTTATCATGCATTGATCCTCAGATACGCAGGCGTCCCCACGATCTCCTGGCGGCGCTCGCGCCATATCTCAAGCACTGGGCGCAAGTCCTCTGGCCTGTCGTAGCCTTCCGCGATCATCTTCAGCACAATCACGGCGCCGTACTCGTGGACGAGGGCGCGGAAGCCGGGCCGCAAATCGTCGAGCGGCTGCATGACCTTGATGGAATCGACGTTCATTTTCGACGCTCGTGAAGAATGACTGTTTTAAGCATCGCCAACGCCTCGGAAGTCACTTCATCACGAAAGCTTGGCAAATAAATCCACGCCTTATCTAGAGCGCTTCTCGCGTAATCGGCAATGCGGCGCGCCATGCCGGCAAGATCGTCATCATTCAAAGTCAGATCACGTTCGCTCATTGCCGCCCCGATGCCACTTCGACAAAGAAAGCCTGCACCTCGTGCATCATCGCATCAATGCGGTTGATGTCTTCCGGCGTCGCCGTGTCGGGATGATCCTCGTCCAATACATCCGAGTAGACAAGGCTATCGAGCGACGTCTTGGCGCCGGCGTAGAAGAACCGCTTGAACGTCTTCACAAGATCAGGATGCGTCTCTGGCGGGACGTTCTGCTCGAGCAAATTGCGCCATGCGGCGTCGATCACATTAGATACCGTGATAGTCTTGGCTTTGTGCGCTGTCATTATGCATTCCCCGTCGTCTGGATGAACCCGAACCGCAGCCCGGTGCGCAGTATGATCGACCTGAACGACACCTCGTGCATCTCGCCAAGCTGGAACGCAAGTGTGCAGCCCGACGTAGTGCGCATGAAATGGCGACCAACAGGGCTCCATAATCCCAACAGTTTCACTGCGTTTATTGTTTCGCGTTCTCTGTGGTTCATGGATACGCCAACACGGCAGCCAAGCCGCCGGCCTTGTGCTCTCCCTTTCCGCCCAGCGCCTTCACGGCGCTCGCCAGCCGCCCCTGCGGGATGGAGATATCCTCAAGCGATCCAGTGTGCTCGCCCTTCTTGTTGAACTCCGCCATCTTGCATGAGCCATCGGAAGCATTCTCCGTCCCAGCCCATGCCTTCATCAGACGCTCGCCGCGGTGGTGAGTCACGACGGCGATCTTGCCGGGATATTTCTCTAGCACATGCAGCAATTCGGAGAAAAACCGCAGGCGAAATGTGTTGAAACTCTCACCCTCGGGCAATGCCTTGTCGGGCTTATGCTCCGCATATTCGCACAGCACAGGGATAGCCTTCGAGGTCACCACACCGGACCAAGTGCCTACATTCCACGGACGAAATCCCTTCGTCACAAGAGCCACCTTCATCCCGAGCTCCTTGGCGATGATCTCAGCCGTGTCATGCGCCCGCTTGAGATCCGAGGTCACAATCACGTCGGGCTTGCGATGCGCCATCTTCTCGGCGATGCGGTACGCTTCCTTGCGGCCGTCATCAGACAGCGGAACGTCCTTCCAGCCGCGGATGCGGTCAACTGACACGTCATCGTTGTTGAGGCTGGTCGCCCCGTGGCGGATGAGTTGGATCGTCCGAGTGTTGTAGGGCATATCAACCCACATAGTCCTTCGCGATCCGATCAACCTTCGGACGAGGCTTCGTCAGCGGCTTGTCGTCACGGTCAGCTTTCCCAGCTTTCCCGACCAGTCCCTCATAGTCGTCCATATCGAGGATTTCGCTCGCCCGCATCGCGCGCTCGGCGACGTCGTGCAGAGGCAAGTCTGACTTCGCGTCCTCGCGAGCATATTCCAGCAGGCGAATGAACAGCGGCACAGTCATGCGGATGCAGTTCTTCATGCCGATTTTCTCCAATCCTTGACAGTAGTCACGAAAGAAGAAAACACTCTCATCTTAACTCCTGAAGAAGAAACAAAATAAACAACCGATTCACCACTGTCGGGAATGCAGTAAATCTCAAGATCAGCTAAATCATCAGAATGGCCATTATTTTTCATCCAATCAGAAACATCCCTTGCCAACTGCTCAGCATCCTCTGTCTCACATCCAGAGTGTAAGCCGCCCGGAGCCGCAATTACACTCAAACAGACAATCGCCGAACCCTTCTGCCAGTCCTTCACCAAGGCAAAGACCGCTTGCCGCAATTCATCATCGTAAATCGGACTGGTGGCAATGATGCCGCGCTCGCTCATGCCGCCTTCCTCGCCTTCTTCCTGGGCTTCTTGTTGTTGAACGCCTCACGGCACACACTCGAACAATACAGCGCATTGAGCGTGCGACGCGGATCGATGGAGTGGCCACAGTTCTTGCATTTGCGATCATTGGCCATGGCTAATCCCATCGATGGTCTTCTGCGACGCTCCGTATTTCTTCTAAACGTTCATGCATATCAAATACCGCGCGAGCCAAGATCGCCAAATCATCCATGCGATCAGCATCGACACGAGCCTTCACCTTTTTTGCAATCTCTAGGGCGCGGGACAGTCCCGGATCAAAGATTTCAACAATCTCTGTGTCGCTATACGCCTCTCTTGGGTCTGTAGTCATGCGATCATCGGACATGTAAAACAGCCTCCAGATGCGCTTGCTCGGCCTCTTGAAGACGCACCACCATTCCCACAATCGGCATCGCTATCAGGATAAACGTGAAGATCGCCGTAGCGACGATGCCCATCAGCCTCAAGCCGCCTCTTTCGGGTCCGTCGTCCATCGCGACTCCTGGCTCTGCCGCTCAGCCCACTCGTTTACCGCCATCACGATCTCGTCAGCGTCGCCATCGCCCAGACCGGAGTGC